TGAACCAAATGATGAACTTACGAGGAACGAGATCAAGGGTGCAGTAGAATCATTCTTGTTAGAGTTGACGGGTCAGAGAGCATTGTATGACTTCCTAGTAGTTTGTGATGACACGAACAACACACCTACAAGGATTGACAGGAACGAACTGTACGTGGATATAGCAATTGAGCCGATCAAATCGGTTGAATTCATCTACATACCGTTGAGAATCAAAAACACAGGAGAAATTGCAAAGTTAGGGAACTAATTTTGAATAAATAGGAGAAACAGATGGCAATATCAACTTTATCAAAATTTACAGTACCACTAGCAAACGATCAGAGTTCAGCATCACAGGGTTTATTGATGCCAAAACTACAGTATCGTTTCAGAGCGATCCTGGAGAATTTTGGAGTATCAACACCAAGATCAGAACTAACAAAACAAGTTATCGATATCACAAGACCCAACTTGACTTTTGACAACGTGACACTGGATGTGTACAACTCAAAAGTTTATGTTGCAGGTAAACACACTTGGGATCCGATCACAATCACTCTAAGAGATGATGTTAACAACTCAGTTACTAAACTGGTTGGTGAGCAGATCCAGAAACAGTTTGACTTCTTTGAACAGAGTTCAGCGGCATCTGGTATTGACTACAAATTCACAACTAGAATTGAGATGCTAGACGGTGGTAACGGAGCAAGTGCACCAAATGTGTTAGAAACATTTGAATTATATGGTGCATATGTTGAGAACGTGAACTACAACACACTTGCATACGCAACTTCAGACCCAGCGACTATCACAATGTCAATCAGATACGACAACGCGATCCAAACTCCAACAGGAACAGGAATTGGAACAGCGGTATCTAGAACGATCGGTACTCTAAGTACAGGTGGTGGACAGTAATACAAAAAATTAAGTAAGCAATTATAACATCAAAAGCGTCTTTATAGGCGCTTTTTTTGTGGCCATAAATACGAGTATGCCAAGCATAAACAACTTCCTAAAAGGTTTCCAAGACGGATTACCGGGTATGAAAGACTACCAACACGCATCTAGATTGTACATAGACGACAATTACAAGTTGATGCCCAAACAGAAATTCCTTTTCCATGTGGTGTTCAACACGGACGAGACCTTGTTCGTTGATGGATTCAACGCCAACGAGAGATATCAACTAAACATGTTGGTCAAGCAGTGCGACCTTCCCAAGTACAACATGAGCTACGAGGAGAAGACACAGTACAACAAGAAGATGTATGCTGGCACCAGGATAGCGTACGAACCTGTCAACATCACATTCCACGATGACCATGCAGACACCGTGAACGCATTCTGGAAGAAATACTACGAGTACAACATTGCGGACAGCATAGGCATGAACTCGGACCTAACAATATCAAACACCAAGGACGACTACTACAACTACGGTGATGCTAGACAGACCACCAAGTTTGGTATGGACACACCGAGACAGAGACAGAAGCCATATTTGAAAGGCATAGAGATCTTCGTGTTACACAAGAAACGTTTCACGTCAATGACATTGGTCAACCCAGTTATAGGATCTTTCTCACACGACAACCTAGACCAGGCCGATGGTGCAGGTGTCATGAACAACACCATGCAGATACTGTACGAGACAGTGATCTACAAGTCAGGTATAATAAACAGAAATAATGTTCCAGGCTTCGCCACAATAAACTATGACAATTCTCCTAGCCCACTGACGGTGTTAGGTGGTGGTACCAACAGCATATTTGGCCCTGGAGGTGTAGTAGATGGCATAGGTTCAGTGATCAGGAATGTGCAATCAGGAAACATCCTGGGTGCGATCCTTGGTGCTTCCAACACCTACAACAACGCCAAAAAGATCAAGAAATCAGCCGTTAAAGAGGAACTGAAAGGCATTGCCAAAGACGGAATACTAGAAGTTGGAAAACAAGCGGGCTCGATAACCAATCCAGTTGCACAGTTCAGTGTGGGTGCGGCGGCCATAGTGGGTGCTTCAGCATTGGCATCAGCGAGGGGTACCGCGGACAACAATGATCAGGCCAACAACACAGTCATAACAAATTCAACAGTGGACACCGTGAACTTCCTGGGTGCCGACGAGGCATTCAATCTTGTTTCAAATGACACAAACGTTAAAGATGAGATAGCGGCCAGTCTATACTTCAAGGACATAGGTTCTCGTAATGGACTCACAGTGGCTCAGTCAAACATAGAGTATGAAGGATCATCGGACAATGTAAAAAACATATACCGTAGTAAGGCAATCACAGATATAAGGAAATTGGTCACGGAAGGATATATAAAAATTGAAAGACAAACACAGGATGTTGAGATAGCAACAGAGAAAGCAACAATATAATGGCTGAATTCTACACAAACCTACCACCAAAGGACAAGGACGAATTACAGAAGACCGTGGACAAATTGACCACTACACCTTATGAGACCGACTATGAATTCAATGTGGGTGACTATGATAGTACAATCGCATTCTTTGTGAAAAGGAATTTCTCAAGGACCGCGGCAGAGTCAACAGCATACGCCATACTTTCACAGGCCAAGATAGACAACATCAAACCACAACAGATACTGGATCAGTTGACATACGCCACACCAGCGTTGCTATCTGAGTTGATGACAATAATATTAAACGCCAACAGATACAAGTCAAGTAGGCTGGGTGTGAGGAAAACATTGGCCACCAAAGAGACGGTATCTAGAAACATCATAGACTAATGTTACCGAGATTTGCTAGGGGCAAGTTCTCTCCCAAGAACGCGGAGAAGTACGTGGGCACCAAAACACCAACATACAGATCAAGTTGGGAACATTCTTTCATGAGACTGTGTGACGAACATCCAAACGTTTATCAATGGGCTTCGGAGTCAATCAAGATACCATACAGACATCCATTCACGGGCAAGTACACAGTGTACGTGCCAGACTTCTTCATTGTGTACCAGGACAAGGAAGGTCGTAAACACGCGGAGATGGTGGAGGTCAAACCCATGAGTCAGACCACAATGGAGGCCGCGGGCAAGAGCATGGCCAAGAAGAAACAGGTTGTAATCAACATGGCCAAGTGGGAGGCCGCCAACGCATACGCCAAACAGAGGCGTATCAAATTCAGGGTGGTGTCAGAAGAACAGTTGTTCCACAACGGCAAACGTAAGTAAATAAAGCAATGACAAAGAAACTAGAGGATATCCTTAATTTACCAAATGTCAAAGAGGCATTCAAAGAGGTGGACAAAAAGGAAAAAGACAAGAAGGTCAAGGAGGCCAATGGACAACATGCTTCCGCCAAGAATCTAGATCCTCAGACACAGAAGAATCTACAGAAAAGTTATGCGGAATTTGACAAGGTTGCGGCCGCACTGCCACAAGTAAAAGGGTTGGGTGAACTGTCAGACCTAGAGTTGGACAAACTGGCCATAGAAGCGGAAGAAAGTTACAAGAATCTAATGGATTTGGGCATGAACGTTGATTCACGTTATTCTGGAAGGATATTTGAGGTGGCGGGAAATTTCCTAAGGAACGCCATAGACGCCAAAAGCGGCAAGATCGACAAGAAACTTAAAATGATCGAATTACAACTTAAAAAGCAGAAGTTAGATCAGGGCAACAAAGACGGTGGTCAGGTGGAAGAAAGCGACGGATTCGTCATATCAGATCGTAACGAATTAATGAAGAAACTACTTAAAAAAGACTAAATATTGCATATGAGCACGTTTAAAGACTACCTAACAGAATCAACTAAGTCATATGACTACAAAATAAAGATCGCAGGGGCAAAGAAAGACATTGATGTAAATGCTCTGGAAACAGCATTGCAAAAATTTGATCTTGCCAGCATGTCAGCAGGTAAGACAACACCCATCATGACGCTACCACTTGATTTTCCTGCCTTAAGCAACGAGCAAGTGACGATCTTTGACGTTACAACAAATTATCCAGAATCACCAAGAGTAATGCATGAATACCTTTCAGACTTATTA